AGAAAATCACGGCATACGCCGAAGAGCCGGAAGAGATGCAGAAATTGCCGGATGCAGATTATGACGGCGTAGTTGAAGAGAGCGTAACACGCGCAATCAAGCGTTATGCAAGCCGTCAGATTTTAATTGGACCGGGCGGAACGGGAAAATTCTGTGGAATTTTCTACAATCCAACGGATGCGGATGATGATATTATCGACCGCAACACGGATATTGTCGTTTCGGAAATTGATGATACAACCCTGGATGAAATTATTTACTCATTCGGTGGGGAAGAGGATGTGGAAGATACCGCCGTGCTTATTCTCAACAAAAAGGACTTAAAGAAGTTTGCAAAGTTGCGTGATAAGCAGGGCAGAAAGGTTTACACCATTGTAAACCACGGCAATACCGGGACGATTGACGAAGTACCGTTTATTATCAATTCGGCTTGTAACGAGGTCAGCACGGCGGCAGCAGATGCCGACAAGTACACAATGGCTTACGGTCCGTTAAGCAATTACGAAGTTGCGGTATTCTCCGACATTGACGCGAGAAAGTCAACGGAGTACAAGTTCAAACAGGGTCAGATTGCTTACAGAGCAAGCGTATTTATGGGCGGAAATGTGGTTGCCAAAAACGGATTTATCCGCGTAAAGAACAAGGCAACGGCCTAACAGATAGGCGGAAAGGCGGTAGAGCATGACAGAAAAAGAGTTAATAGCGGCCGCCAAAATGCGAGTACGCAAGTTATCAAATGATGATTTAGATAGCGACATAGGGCAACTTGTAAATGTTGCCCTTGCGGACTTGAAGCGGATAGGCGTTGACTATGAAACATATTTAAAAAGCCCGTCCGACCCCCTCATTGTGGAAGCCGTTTTGTTGTATGTACAAGCCAATTACGGAAACCCGGACAACCGGGAGCAGTTGGCGGCAGCCTATGAAATGATGTGTACAAAAATCAAAGGCGGTGGGTATCGTGGAAGCGATAATTAAATTACTCATAAAGAAAAACCAAACGGAATACCAGGAAACCAAAGTAATAGCAGAGATTAACCCGGTGGGGCGTGATGAATTTAACGCCGCCGGGCAAAATGGCTATAAGGCGGAAATGATGTTGGAAGTTTGGGGGAGTGAGTACAACGGCGAAACGGAAGTTGAAGTTTCCGGGAAAAAGTACACGATTTATAGAACCTATGGACCGAAAGCCAACGAGAAAATAGAACTTTATTTGACGGAAAGGGTGGGCCGGAAATGAATGTTACAATAGACGGCCTGGACGCTGCAATTAAAGAACAGTTGGAGAATTTCAACACAGAGGTTACAAAGGCGGCAAACGAAAGTTTCAAGGAAACGGCAGAGGAAGCCGCCAAAATGCTAAAGCAAGGCGGACCGTACCAGGAGCGAACGGGGAAATACACAAAGGATTGGGATAGTGAAGCAAGGGGAAGCCGTGCAAGTGCGGTTGCCGGATTGCAAGGTTATAGCGTATATAACAAAAAACATTACCAATTAACCCACCTTTTGGAAAACGGACACCAAAGCCGCAACGGCGGCAGAGTCAAAGCATTTAGCCATATTGCCCCGGTCAACGACCAGGTGGCAGAAATGGCGGTGGAAAAGATAGAACGGAAAGTTAGGGGGTAACAATGAGCATAGCGGCAGCAGTATTGACCGAAAGAGCGGCGGCGATTGGCTTACCGATTGCCAAAAATGCTTTTGAGGGGACATTGGAAGACCCCGTGCCGGATTTGCCCTATTTGGTTTACCTAACGCCACATAGAAGCGGACGCGGCGCGGATTATCTCAATAACCTTGTGGCGGAAGATTGGCAACTTGAATTATACACGGTTGCGGATGATGAAGCCGCCGAGGAATTGAGGGAGAAAATCAGAAACGAAGTATTGCCGGATGTGGAGTATGAAGAATATACAACACCAATCGAGGAAGAGGGTTGTTTTCAAACGGCGTTTGAAGTAACGGCGATATTGAGAAAAAAATAAGCAGAGAGGAGCAGCGAAACAATGAACAAAGAAAGTATTGTTTTGGGAAGTGGCGATTTATATTGTACCGATTTCCAGGGAACAAATGAGGAGTTGCCGGATGATGCCACGATTGAAACGGAAGATAACCGCCTGGGACACATTAAAGGCGGCGCGGAAATCGAGTATGCCCCGGAGTTCTACGAAGCAAAGGACGATATGGGGAAAGTTTCAAAGGTAATTATCACGGAAGAGGAAGCAACCTTGAAATCCGGGATAATGACATGGTGCGGAACAACCCTTGAAAAGTTATGCCAGACTGCAAGGGTAACAGAGGACAAATCAAATAAAATTCGCACCGTTAAAATCGGCGGTATCGGAAACGCAACGGGTAAAAAGTATGTGTTGCGATTTGTTCATAAGGACACCGAAGACGGAACAATCAGAGTTACCATTGTCGGAAACAACCAGGCCGGATTTACTATTGCTTTCGCAAAAGATAGTGAAACCGTTATTGATGCAGAGTTTAAGGCGCAGCCAATGGATAAAGAGGGTACATTGATTTTGTACACCGAGGACATGGACGAAGCCGAAGCAACAGACACCGCAAGCAACGAGGGATAACAAGCATAAAGGCGAGGGCCAGGGGCCTATTGAGCGGCCGAGGGAATACCACGGCCGCTTATTTATAGCATAAAAACATGAAAGAGAGGGAACGCAACATGGCAGTAAAAGAATTTAATTGCAATAAATTAAAAAGGACGTTTTGGCCGTTTACCTTAAAAGACAAGGTGGACGATACCGGGGCGGTAATCGAAAAAGGAAAAAAGATTGTTGTGAGAATGCCGCAAAAGGGCGTTTTTGAAACAATTAAACAGATACAGACGGCGGATAGCGAGGACGAAACCGACATTTCCGCCATTTATGATGTTATGGCAGCAGTATTAAATAACAATATGGGCCGTGTCAAGATTTCCAGGGAAGAAATAGAGGATTACGACATTGAAGAGTGTACCGCAATCCTTAATGCTTATATGGAGTTCGTGGACGAATTAAAAACAGACCCAAACTAAAAGTTCCCTTTTATCCACGGGATAAAGGGGATGAAATACCCTATGAAATTTATACACGCCCGGAAAAATTGGTAATGGATTATTGCCACCTGGACATTTACGAAGTCCAGGAAATGGAAATTGATGTATATTTATTTTTCTTACGGGAAGCAATGATTTTTGAAAATTCACAATCCGAAGAGGGAAAAAAATACCTAAAGGATTGTTGGCGCATGGAGCAAGTAAAGCCGGATAAAAAGAAATTACGCGAAAAATACGGGCAGAAAGGGGGTTAAGGCATGGCAAATAACATAAAGGGAATTACTATTGAAATCGGCGGCGATACAACAAAATTGCAAACCGCCTTAAAGGGTGTAAATAGTGACCTCAAAAGCACCAAAAGCGAATTAAAAGAGGTTGAAAAAGGTTTAAAACTTGACCCCAAAAATACGGAACTTTTGGCGCAAAAACAAGAATTGCTCACAAAGGCGGTAGGAGAAACAAAAGAAAAATTAGATGTTTTGAAATCAGCGGAAGCCCAGGTGCAAGAGCAGTTCCAAAAGGGCGAAGCATCCGAGGAACAATATAGAGCAATCCAACGGGAAGTTATCGCCACGGAACAAGAGTTAAAAAACCTTGAAACCCAGGCAAAAGAAAGCAATGATACACTTGCAAAAGTAGGGGAAACTTTCGGAACGGTAGGAGATAAAGCAACCGTAGCCGGGGAAAAACTTATGCCAGTAACGGCGGCAATCGGAGCAGTTGCGACCGCATCCGCAACAATGGCAAGTGATTTTGAAGATGCAATGGCGAAGTTATCAACCATTGCAGATACTTCACAAGTGCCAATGGAAGATTTGCAATCAGCAATCATGGATTTATCAAATGAAACGGGCATTGCAGCATCCGACATTGCGGACAATGTATATAATGCCATTTCAGCGGGCCAGGAAACGGGGGATGCGGTTAATTTTGTACAGAATGCAACCAGGTTAGCAAAAGCCGGGTTTACTGATAGTGCATCCGCACTTGATATTTTAACAACCGCAATGAACGCCTACGGCATGGAAGCGGACGAAGTAACGAATGTTTCCGATATGCTTATTCAGACACAGAATTTAGGAAAAACAACCGTTGCGGAATTGGCTAGTAGCATGGGTAAAGTAATACCCACGGCAAACGCTAACAATGTGCAAATGGACCAGTTATGTGCATCATACGCCATTTTGACCGCAAACGGCATTGCAACCGCCGAAAGTACGACATACCTAAACAGTATGTTAAATGAGTTGGGAAAAGGCGGAACAACGGTTGACGGGGTTTTGAGAGAAAAAACGGGAAAATCATTCAGCCAATTATCAGAAGAGGGCATGAGCCTTTCGGAAGTGCTAGACATTATTAACCAGGCGGCGGAAGAGGACGGACAAAGTTTTTCGGATATGTGGAGCAGTTCGGAAGCCGGAAAAGCCGCACTTGTATTGTTGGGAGATAGTGCAGATACATTTAACGATACATTAGCAGAAATGCAAAATTCAACCGGGGCAACAGATACGGCATTTGACAAGTTAGACACCACAAGCAATAAGATTAGCATATCAATAAACCAATTAAAAAATACCGCTATCGAGTTAGGACAAACGAT